AATCAAAAATGAAAAATCAAATACGTGTTGGCGTTCTTATAGCCATTCCCGCTAACCCTAAAACCGGCGAACCAGCCAAGTATAATTTTGTCCCTGATACCTAAAATTGAAACTGAATGTCGGTATGAAACATCACTATATAGTCTTACTATCACTTTCTATAATGAATACATAATCAATGCGTTATTTATTCATTATTTATTCATATGAAATCTCTCGATGATCTCATTCTGTTTCTTCGATATCTCATCGATATTACTCTTCATTTCATATATTATTCTTTCTAGCTTCGCGATCCGATCATTCATTTCGATCTGGAATTTCTCATTTGGTTGTACATCTGGCTGTGATGGCTGTGTTGGCGGTGATTTTCGTTTTAATTTACTATATATATCATCTAACTCTATTTGTGGTTTTGAGTCATAAGATAATTCTGTACTATTCGGATTGTATTCAATTGTTATATCGTCCGAGAAACGCACTTTATTTACCTGCGATTGGGATACTGCAGGCGCAGGCGCAGGAGCAGGTGCCGGTGCAGGAGCAGGTGCAGGACTTCGTATTATCATTGCATCATAATTGCGCGCTTGATTCCCTTCCTTGGGTAATATACGGTTTGTTATTTCGATTAAATCACGCTCTCTCATAGCAATTCTATCAGAAATTAATTTATTAATATCATCACATAACGGTGAATCAATCGTTTCATCATATTCGCTAGTGTTCGTTTTTCGTAATATATCGCCACCACCACCACCACCACCCCCACCACCCCCGCTACCTTTTCCATATTCTCCTCCAACATTATCTGACGTGGAATACGATGGTTTACTTAGAGTGATCGGCAATGACGCCGATAACGCTACATTTTCTGCTACCATTGACGTGATATCTATTATATCTGGCGGCGACCTGCGTATCACATTCTTATCTGCGAAATCTATCATACGCGGTCTGGGTTTTTCTAAGTATGCGCGTGTTTCTGCCTCTTTCTCTCTCAATTTATTCTCAATATCATACCTATTATGATTTCGTATATCATCTGCTGTTACTAATTGTTTTCTCTCGTAATTCATCTCTGGAATCAATATCGCGAGAGATTCAACCGCTTTACGATTTAAATCTATTAATGACGCATTCGGGTTAGCTATGGATATCTTATGCAATGTACTTTCAAACACACGCTGCACCTCAGGCAACGATACATTTTTCGGTATTGTATCAAATATTCCCTCCTCCATTAACACACCCCACAATAATTGCTTGTTTTCTATGCTTTCAAGAATAATAGCCATTATTAATATATATGATATCACTATGTTCTATTATTTATCTTCTTATGTGTAATATACGTAATACTATTTTATATCAAAATGGTACTGGTTTTGTCGGAACTGGCTCATCTATATTAAAAAACTTACGCCTAAATCGTTGCATATACTTATCAGTTAATTTCTTTTTTTTGTCCATAAAATCGTTTACATTCATTTTGCCGGTCAGCATATGAATAATCATAAATAATGAATATACACCGCATTCTGTATTATTTCTCTGGTGCGCAACATCATTGATATATACTTTAAATTGAATACCATTCTCACTACCTTGATCTTTTACTGTATTCATAAATTTACTAATTCTTGATTGTGGCGTATCACTCGTGCTATCAAAAAAGAATATAACCTTTGCTCGAATATCTATAAAAACGGATACCCAGTGCGCGCCTGGTTTATCGTGTGTATCTGTATTAAAAATTATTCCTATCTTATTCTTTCCGTTTTTTATATGTTTCGATAACTCGAACTCGCATAATTCCTCCCACACACATTTACCATTGTCTACGATCGCATCATAATCCACCGGTGATGGACCTATAAATACAAAAGATGGAACCGCGTGCTCATATTGCTTCATTGAATTCGCAATGTCTATACTCGATAACCATTCATTCGGATTTTTCTTCCACGTATCAGGTGCTTGTGGTGCAAAAGTATAGTTTATTATTTCATTATCCAACCCAGAAGATGTGAAATTCTGACGAAGCCAGCACGCCTCTGTATTGCATACATTTCGCATATATTCCTTTAATTTTGTCCATATCGTTCTTGGATCGGTATCTGTTATTTTTTTATCCGGATGACGCTTATTCCAAAGTGTTTTTATTTTATCGAGTGATTTTGAAGAATAACACGAAAAATCATTTTGGGCGCTTTCTTGACTTTTTGGCGCACACGTCACATTCACAAAGTTTTTACTAGTTTTCGTATCATCATTTTTTTCTGTTAGCGCCATCGTTTTCTATATATCAAAAACTAATATATATAGAATGTTATAAAAAATTGAATCTATGTGAACGACCAACTATGTTCATCACGGTTCTACCTTTCCTTATTGTTCGTTCGTCGTTCACGTAACAGCGTATTATAATCATAATAATGGTTTCTACCCGTTCTTCTTCTTATTCTTCGTCCAATTTGTCTCCGGCACTCGTTGTCGCATCATCTAAACCCAAAAATAAACGTTGCGGTAATATCTCTGCTGTTTCTGGTGCTGGTTCTACTTCACAGAGACCAAAGCGCACTACTCGAGTGTATAATCACGATGTAGAGTCAGGCGATACGAATGGTCGTTCTATATTTACCCGGTCTGCGAAGACTGCTGCGATGCATAAATATAAAATTCACATTGGTGCTGCAAAAGAAGTATCGCCGCCAAGTCATATCGATGAGAATCGTCTTTCCGTTCGAAGCCAAAAACAATCAAACACAGAAAAGGTGAATGAAGTTGTACCACGACGAAGCACTCGCATACATCGTCAAGTAAATTATAGCGATGATTGCGATCGCAATACGGTGGATGACGGGTCTGTCGACAACGGGTCTGTCGACAACGGGTCTGTCGACAACGAGTCTGTCGACAACGAGTGTCTTGAAAATTATTCAGACTACAACATTAATTGTGCCGCAGAAGGACTGCTCCAGCTAAACTCAAACGAAAATTCTAAAATTAAAAACTCTATTTGCATCAATCCAGTATCTCCGTGTGTTCGGTATATGTCTCGCATTCAAGTATCAAGCTGCGATGGTAGCCAGAGTTACGTCACCTGCTATATGATATATAATTCAAAGACAAAACGATATCATCTACACAATAGTCATACAATGATTGAAATGATTGCGGATTCGCTTCAACAATCATCGCCAACCAAAACTCATGTTCTATATACAAAATACACATCCTATATTCAAGATATTATTGAGAAGTATATTATGAATGTGATTGTTCATAAAGGTATTCAAACTTGCGTTGTCGTCGATTATCTAGGGCTTGTTATGAGCGATACTGAATTTCAAGATCTATTCGATGAAGACACTAGCTGCGGTGATATCGAAGCACTCATTCAATCAAAAAAATCAAACCAAACAACGACACGCGATAGTGTGTTCGTATTGACGCCACCAGTTACTTACCAGTTTTCAACATTTCACAATACTCACATTCAGGACATACTTTCCATTATTTCCGGACAATTCTAACGCTGCTCTCGTATTTACGGATTTATAGGTTGTGAAGAAGCCATCAGAGATGGCTCATCTTGTACAGTAGATAATTCACCACTTTTCTTAACTTTTTTTTGTTTTTTTTCTGCATTGTTCATCATTTCTAGATTATATTCTTTTATTTTCGGTAAAATCATTTGTTTCGGCGGTGGTTGCGTATAAAGCTCATTCGCAGGTTTCCTTCTCACATAATGATCTAACGTTGTTCTACGAATATCATAGGGTTTCATAAATATTTTATTATTATTATTATTATTATTATTATTATTATTATCACATTCATCCGTGGGAGTCAGTGTCGGAGTTGTATTATCAATAACTTCATCTTTATCACTGTCTGTATCGGTTGTGTCCTTGTAATCATTCTGTATCATATTTGATATATCTTTAAACTTCAAGTATTTTATACAAGATTTCACATACTCATTAAATGGTTCTGTGATGTCTTTATCTTCTTCGTATTTCTTATTCTTATTAAAAAGATCTTTTGTGAGAGTTATAATTCGTTTTTTATAATACTTTTTTTCCTTTTTATACGTTGTTACGTGATGAATACTGTGCCCATCAGTTACCGATACTTCTTGGTTCAATGTTTCGCCAGTTGGTCCTACTTTTGCTTTTATATATTTTTTATACTGGGTTCTGTTCGACATAAGAGTAAGCGTATACTCGTCACAGTCATTCCAAGATGATATCGCATTCGCCGAATTTTCACTATTCTCTGTATTGGTTGTGACTGGTTCCATATTGTATTGTATTGTATTGTATTGTATTGTGATATATTATGTTAGGGGAATATCATAATATATCATACGAAATTATACAGTTATCGTGATCGTTTTTGCCGCATTGTTAAATGTTCTACAGCCATTGATTCCGCAGTTGCGCGAGGAAGAGTAAATTTATCTTTTTTAGGCTGAGGATTAGGATTTTGATCCGTTTTATTATCTACACCACCAGTAAATCCTTCTTCTATATGAGTTCGTATAATTTCTGCTTGTCTCTTTTTCTTGTTAAGAACTTCATCTGGAATATAATTTGTAGCGGGTGTTATATTTGGTCCACCTTCACCTGTGCAAAACCCATCATATGTGCAATTTAATGTTCGTAATTGAAATCTGGTAGAATTTTCAAATGTTAATCTTCCTAAATCATGTGGATTTGGGTTCATCGGCGCGAAATTAGTAGCACCATTTTCAAACAAATAAGGATTAGGCTGTACAACGTCTCTAGTATCTATTGTGACTTGATATAAATCACTTGTAGAATTAGGTACGTATTCTGCACGATCGTTACGTTGTAGTGCAAAATACTGATTACGAAGTGAGGACTCGAGGTTTACTCTCTCCGCCCAACCACGCCACGGCGCCTTCGCATTACCCGGATTAAAAACTGTTTCCGTTGTGAAGTGATGGTACGGCGGAATTCCCACTGAAGGAGTCGGTCTTTGCTCTAAAATAGGCATCATCGCGTATTTTGACGAGGACGGACGAACACTATATGCCGGCTGTAATATTGCTGACGGTATTACTCTATCTCGAATACGGTCATTTATCTCACCAAGACGCTCGTGATGATTCGTATATACTCCATTCACTACTCCGTACATTTCCATTTTTATAAATAATAGTAATAATCGTATTATGTTATATTGTATTGTGAAAATATATTTTCAATAATGTATTTCAATAATGTATTAAAGATAACGTTATACTTTATATAGTAATCGTAACTACCCGTAACTACCGTAACTACCGTAACTATTCTTACCTAATGTGCGGGATTTTTTACTTCGAAACCATTTCTAAATTATCAATTTATCAATTGAAATTTTTACAAGAACAGTTTATTATAACAAGTCATCGTGGTCCAGATAAGTCGATATTTGTGAATGATAATACTCGCGCGTGGGGATTTCATCGACTTTCGATTAATGGTATGGAATCTTCCGCCGATCAACCTTTTTTTCTAAAGAATTGTCGGCTCATTTGTAATGGTGAGATTTACAACTTTCGTTCCTTGATTACTGAATTTGAACTTGAAAATGAATATAAAAGCGGTTCCGATTGTGAGATTATTATTCATTTGTATCGTAAAATCGGAATAAAAGAAACATTGCGCCGTTTAGATGGTGTGTTTGCGTTTGTTCTTTACGATTATGATTCTGATGTTACTTTTGTTGCTCGTGATCCTGTCGGCGTTCGTTCGCTTTACATTGGTGTGATTAGTCACGATAGCACGTATGGGTTGCAACATAGTGATACTGTAGCAGCATCTTTAAACTCCGATCATTATGCATTGTGTATATCAAGTGAATTGAAATCGACTCATTCATTATGCGATACGATCGCCCAGTTTCCAGCGGGTTGTTATATGGAATATAATGCGTCGATTTGCGGTGATGCGACTTTCAACCCTTATTATGATTTTGTTACAATCAGTAACGCCTCTGAGATTAATTCGCTTGGTAGTTCCAATACAATTTCGGACAAACAATTATCTACTCTCGCGAGAAAAATAAATAATATAAAGCTTACGTATACCTATCCTTCCATTGAAAAGGCTAACGCTGATATTGATGATAGAGAATTTGAGGCAGAAATTTGTGATAATCTTCGTAAATTATTCACGTCTGCTGTTACGAAACGTTTGATGAGTGAACGTCCGGTCGGATGTCTATTATCAGGTGGATTGGATAGTTCACTTGTTACCGCGATTGTGTCTAGAGAACTTAAGAAGAAGAACCCGAATACGACCTTGAATACATATAGTATCGGTTTGGAAGGGTCAGTGGATTTGTACTGGGGGCGTCGTGTAGCAGAATATCTTGGAACGTGTCACCACGAAGTCATAGTTACAGAACTTGAGTTTCTTCTAGCAATTAAAGAAACCATTGAGCAAACTGAGAGTTATTGTACTACCACGATACGCGCATCCGTAGGTAATTATCTTGTGAGCAAATATATTCAGAATTCTACGGAAGATGTTGTTATCTATTGTGGTGATATGTCGGACGAAATATTTGGCTCTTATCGCGGGTTTTTAAAGGCACCAAGTGACGCCGATTTTCAAGCCGAAAATGAGCGAATGATTCGCGATGTTCGTTTTTTTGATCTGCTTCGTTCAGATAAAAGCATAAGTGGTGCCGGTTTAGAGGCGCGCGTACCATTTGCGGATAAGACGTTTTTATCGTATGTTATGCAGATTCCTGCCCGATTCAAACGATTTTATGACGGCACTGGGAGTGAAGGACGTATGGAAAAATACTTGATTCGCAAGGCATTTGAAAATGAGGGTCTACTACCGAATGATGTTCTTTGGCGCAGAAAAGAAGCATTTAGTGATGGCGTAAGCAGTCAAAATGGTCGGACTTGGATTCAAATGATTAAGGAGTACGTTAATAGTGTCGTATCCGATTATGAATTTAATAATAAGAATAACAGCTTATTCAAGCTTTATAACCCACCATATGATAAGGAAAGCTTTTTTTACAGACGTGTATTTGAAGCGTACTATGATGGGCGAGGGAATACAATTCCTTATTATTGGCGTCACCCATTCTGCAAAGAAGTATTAGATCCAAGTGCTCGTTTGCTGGATTTTTACGTCACTGATAAAATTCAATAATCGGATGGATCGGATGGATCGGATGGATCGGATGGATCGGATGGATCGGATGAATAAATAGTATCCATCTAGAGTATACAATGGATACTATTAAAAAAAATGTTGAAGAAATTGCGGTAATTGTGATATCTGGTTTTCGGCGCTTATTTATGCCCTTCTTTGATAAATATTCTGGTTTTTACCAATATATCAATTATATATTTTATTTCACATACGCGATCGTCTTATTTGGAATTTACCATACTACACCAGAATCAATTCCCCTACTACGAAATACTATTTTATACATCGCAGTAATCATATTAATTTTGCGTTTTAATCAACTATCTTGGAACAACCCTAAGTTCGCAATTTTAGGCGGTAATAAATTTAGCGAATTTGATCGAAAGCTCATTTTCTCGTTATGCACATTTATTTTATTCTCACACATTGTTAGCGAAGCTGTTGCTAATTATGCAAAAGAACACATTAACCGCACCATAACACAACCTGTTAGTAAAACGTTGATTCAGCCTATTTACCAGTATATTGATACTTCCGGTGCAGTAGATAAAATACCTGCTCTTAAAAGTATAGTTCAAGGTAAAAAACAAGACGATAATACTGGTTCTGGTGTTGGGGCTGGTGTTGGGGCTGGTGCCGGGGCTGGCGGCAGCAGCAGAATGACTGTCCCCGTCGATATGTCTATGTTGGCGCCGACGAATGAAATACAAACAGGTCCTACTGTTATTTCGCCGCCTCTCGAATCATTCTCATCTACATTTTCATTATTCGAACCATCATCAGCATCATCTCTAAATGTAGTCTAGTATAATACTTCGAAGAATACAATCCGTCAGCATAAAAAATTGAATTGTTTTAATCATATATGTTATTGTTACCGATATAGAAAATCAGTTGTTTCATTTATTTCATTTATTTCATATGTCGTTGCACACGAATTATTTTCCGGATCCAGATCACGAATCAGACATTTCTGTACCGCAGGCATCAGATGCGAACAAAATGCAACATAATATGGATGTCTTGATGGATGTACTTGAAAACAATAAAGAACTAATGCCCGAAGGCGACTATTTACGCGGAATGAATGCGCTTGGAACAATTCACCGCGTGAACAATAAAGACGCCGTAAACAACTCATCACGGTACAGAACACAAGAAGATCTTTTCGACGATGACTATTCAAGAGACCTGATATACAACCTTGCGAACGACATACTTGGCGAACTTAGAGGAATTCGGTTGTCCGATGACGAACGAATTGTCGAACCCGATGAAGAATACGCGTTAATTATACAGATTATGGAATATCGCCCAGAAGAAGGACGCCCTGGTTACGGAGTATCTCCCATCATTATACACCACGCAATACAATTCATATATCAACGAATGATGTCCGATATGATCGACGAATTGAAACATATTCGTCCTGTGGTTTGTGAATGTGGATGGCGCGGTGTTCAAGCAAATTGGGCCCGTCATACAAAAAATCAGAGACATATCCGTTGGATCGCAAGCATAAGTACCAATACCGATGCATCGTGTGCTGGCGTAGGTGCGCCCGATTCTACGTCTGTAACAAAGAGTGACGTTGATAATTTAATTATATTTCTAGATTCATCTCCCCGCTACTATGACCATTCATTATGAATGAACAAATAATATTATCAACAAAAATATTATTATTTATTATTTTTATTCACATTATTGCTTCATTTTTCGCGTTTTTACTCGTTTATTCGCAACAAACTCATTTTTAAACGCAGATAAAGCTGAATCTTTATTTATATCAAACACGCGTGGTTTTATACGTCTCGACACGCCATCACGTAATTTACGAGTTTTATTATTATTCTGAGGCGTCGAAACATTCATATTTGGTCTATTTTCCTTAAAAAACATCTGTAAATGATATAATATATACTTGCTGATAATCTCGTCTATTTCTCTCGGATTTATCTTGCTTATTACCTTCTTAGCATCATATTTACTCGCCTTGATGTGCCGCAATAATACGTTATTCATCTCAATTGACGAAATTTGCTTATGAACTTGCCGGTTATTATTCGCAACAGTCGTATACTTACCACTGGCTGTTAAACACGGCAATGATATATAATGCTGGTCATACAGCTTACTATTAATAAACCGCGTTATTAATTGTTCAAACGGTATATATGAATGATAACTCTGTAACTTAATATAATAGACCTTTTCGTCCACCATCTTTTGATGAAGCAAGTCATCAATGAAACATATTTCTACATTTGACGATATACGTGAACATCTCAAAAAATCATTTACTGTTTTATCCGTTGTTAGTCTTTGGATTCGATCCTGATCATTATTCTTCGAATATACCACATTAAAACCACCGATAATTCTATCAAAAAATAACGAATCAAATTCATTACCACTCGATGACCCATTTATCGAACTAGTATTAGAATTATACTGTACTAGTTTGTGTTCTAGATATGCGCGTATATGTTGTACCCATTTAGCAGGTCCTTGGTTATTTGTATATATCATAACTTTACTACAAACCCCACTTTCCTTTTTCTTTCGAATGTAATCTAATATTCGCACAATGTTTGTACGAAATACCTCTGGATATAAATCTATCAGCTCATTAAAATGTGTATAACCTAATGTTGCGTTATTATAAAACTCAATTAATGTATCAAAAAATATTCCAAATTGAGAAAAACAACCTAATGTTTCATCTAAATCAAATACAACAACTTTAGGTTTCTTATCTGGTATAATTATCGCATTCGACGACATATTATCCCACAATTATATTATAATGATATTATTATATTCAATTATTATAGATACTGTTTGTGCGTGATATATGAATATTCATCCTGTACTACATTCAGAAAACGATATTGTTTCTGAATACGTCGATAATGATATTGATGAAGATATGAAATTAACACGCGATGATTATATCAAACTACTTCATCATTATCAACAAAATGAAAATCACCCTAAAAAACGCAATAAAAATCCCAGCATAATTAATACTCTATCATTCACGGAATTGAAGGATAAAGCACACACTATTCTAGGTCGTAAGTTCTGTACGTGTATAAGTCCTACCGATGTTCAATCTAAAAATGGACCCAAACGTAAAAATATCCTCCTCTCCAAAAAACGTATTTCCTATTGCACAAATAGTATATTTAATAATCGTGGATTAAAACGTCACGGATTCAATTGCCGTAATCGAACTCATAAACTCACACAAACAGTTACTAAAACGCAGAAAGATTTACTATTATAGTTTTACATCTGAAACATACTCCACTGCACGTAATATCATAAGCTCTTCTTTACTTAATCTCTGAAACATCACATTCAATTCAAATTTAATCTGATATACGAAGCCCTTTACTGTTCGTATTGTGACCTGGTGTAAACCGTCATCAATATTCTGCTTTATATTAAAAATCGTTCCGCCAAGAGTCAAATATGGTTTCTGCGAGAGCGACTTTAACGGTATCCATCGAAGTAACTGTCCGTGGCGCAAATCTTGCGGTCGTTCAATAACTCTGTACATCTGTAATTTGCGAGCAAACTCTTCGTATTTTTCAAGAGGAAGGTCTAATGACGAGAGAATTTCTAGTCGTCGATCTTCTATTTCTTTAAACGTCGAATTTGCTATTGTCGCATTCTCGTTTTTAGACATTGCAGATAATATAGCATTCACATCAAGTGGAAATGTTGGTTCATCTAATACCGAACCCAGTAAATCTTCGTCTGAATCCACTGCATAATCACTATCTTGAGGTTGATATTTATTGTTGTTCCCGTTATTCGTAGTATAACTACTGTTGATATGATTTGTCTTTCTTTCTGTATCTATCTCTGTACCGGTACCCGTCTCTGTCTCTGTCTCTGTGTCCGTATCCGTATCTTCTTCGTTATATGTATCCGACGTATCACTTTCATCACTACCACCATCATCTAGTATACTATTACTACGTTTTCTACTACGTCGTTTCGGCTCCGGAGTTGGACGCATATACTCCAAATTAATCAAAACTGTCTTCTTTTTTGTTGTAGTTGTATTCATTAACTCCATATTTGCTTTATATAATCTAATTACTATTATTTATATTATATATTATATTCATTATTATATACATTACGCGAATATTCGGTTGTATTCATAGCCACACTGTAATTTCCCGCTAAATATAGCATTTTCATTTTTAAAAATGGATTTTCAGTAACAAATCGCAAAAACAGCCGTTTTTTACGTCCCTACCCTCCCAAAAAGGTCAAAAAACGGGTTTTAGCCCGATAACGCTCACAAAAGTGGAAAAAAGGGTCATTTTCTTATGGTCACACCCCGCAGCCGCAAAACGCGTTTTAAAAGTAAAATTGCAAAAGTCGTTTTTGGACATTTATTTTTGTCCACCAAAAATCGATCGGAAATTGTGAGCATAAGTAGCCGTCGCGTATTTTGTACTGTGACTGATTACCGTAACAAAGTCGCCGAAAGTCAAAATGCGCATTTTTGCACACTTGTTTTTGACCGTTTTTGTCCATTTTTGGGGTGTTTTAGGGCATTTTGTGACTGTAAAACCACTTTTTAAGGTGCCGTGGCTACCTACAACCCATTCTTTGGGGTAAAGGTAGCCGTCGCATATTCAAAAATGAACATCGTGCAGTGAGGATTATAAAGGATATAAAATATAATATGTCTATAATATATCTGTATTCTTTTGTAGTTATACCTTTGATTTTTTTTTATTTATACCTTTGATTTTTTTTGATTTATACCTTTGATTTTTTTTGATTTATACCTTTGAATTTTTTTTGGTTTATATCTCTGAATTTTATTGGTTTATATCTCTCGAAACTATAATTTTAATTCTACAAAAATGTTGATTTCTAAGAACGAAACACCTATTTTATATATTTATCGTATAACTTTTAAAAACTCAAAACTATTGAATAATCAAGATGCATATATTTCAACAACAACAAACATTAACAAACAAAAGAATGAACATAAACGTGACGTTTTAGATTTTTCCAAAGATACAAAATTTTACAGGTATGTTCGAGATAATGGCGGATGGAAAAATTGTAGGTTTGAAATTTTGGAGGTATGTACGTCTTTGAACAAAGACACAATAGCAGAAGTGTTTCAGAATTATATTTTAAAATATAAACCGTCATTAAATGAAGATAAACCAAAAGAAACAGCGCAAAATACTGTTTCAAAAGTTACGAATATAAATAAATATGTGTGTATTTGTAAAAAATCATATGCACACAAATCGAGTTATTATAAGCATACAAATACGTGTTTATCATTTCAACATCATAAAGCTCATAAACACGAAGATAATCACACATTAAATGAACTATGTGGTAATACAGAGTCACCTACCAATACAATGAACGATGATGACTATGATTTATCGTCTACCTTGCCGACATTTCCATCGTATTCATTAAATGGACCTGAATATAACACAACCAATACAAATAAGAACAACGCACCGAAGATAAACACTAGAAAGAGTGTGTTTTCAAAGGATAAGATTATGTTAGACGAATATGAGTGTGAAGATAATGATCCAACCAAACTTTTAATAGAACAAAATGAAAAAATAAAAGAATATATCCGGCAAGTTATAACAGTGGTTACAAAACATAAAAAACGAAGCGAAAAATCTCTCGTAAATTCTCTTGTATTTGAATTATTGGATCAAAATAAAACCTTACAAAAGCAAATTATAGAACTAAGTAAGGAGCGAAATATTGTTGTGAATAATACGAATAATAATCAATTCAATTTGAATTTTTTTCTGAATGAACAATGCAAGGATGCGATCAATATGACTGACTTTGTGAATTCTCTCGAAATCACACTCGATGATTTGACGTATACACGTAATCAAGGACTAGTAGAAGGTATAAGTAAGGTTATGATAGATGGTCTTAAACAAATGGATCTATATAAGAGACCTATACACTGTACAGACCAAAAAAGAGATACGATTTATATTAAAGATAATCATACGTGGGCGAGAGATGAGGGCAATATTCGATTAAAGAAAGCATTTGTCGATATTGCGAATAAGGAATATTTCGCTATAAAAATGTGGATGGATTCGAATCCTGAATGGGAGAGTAATAGTACTCTTCAAGATTTTCATCACAAAATGGTAAAAAATGTATTGCACGAAATAAAAGACGACCCGATAGGCGAAAGAAAAATATTAAAAAATATAGAGAGAGAGACATTTATTGAGAAATAAAAGCGGTTATCCTATATATAATGTTGGCGTTACTTTACATTTTTTACCATTTTCAGAATCACAGTTTAATAATGACGTATTTGGCTTGTATCCTTTCATACGAAGCAAATTTACTAGTTTACTCTTATTAGAATATCCCTTAATCTTCAAGGGTTTAAATTTTGAACCATACACTACATAACAACGTGATTCTAACGGCAACACCATTTTTATAATTGGAATGATTGGAATAATTTGATAATATAATAGTGATTGATATATTATATTATATTATAGTTAGTATAAAGTTAGTTGTGTACGGTAATAAAATTAAAACTTTGTACCGATAACCTCGTTAGCAGCCATAGGTTCGAACGACATCATTCCACCAGGCATAGCTGCGCCGACATTTTGAGCATATGTGCTATTGAAATTTTGGGTTTGCTGAGATGATGCCTGTGAGAGACCATAATCCGCTGTGCCTGTATTACGATTTGTGGATGTTAAAACTGGATTAGGAGGTCCCATACCAGAAGGCATACCTGCAGCGTAAGGCTGAGATAATGGCTGTGTTACTCTAACTGCACCAGCGCCACCGGAATTACCGGCAGATGATGAACCGACGGCGCCGTTATAACTGCTTTCTCCACCGAGAAGCTCGACAGCGCGTTCAACCAATATCTGAACTTTCTCGCCTAACTTTGTCTTAATACTAAGAAGAATCATTAATATGCCTAAAATTATATTTGTAAAGTTGAATTCACTATATCGATACCCGGAATACGTTGGAATGTATGTGATAATTCTATGGACGAAATAAATGAAGATGAACATGTACAATATTTGACCGATAATTTCTGCTAAAATAAGTAATGTTCCCTTGTGATCATCTGGTTCAGGAACATAGGTTCTAACCAGATATAACATTAATATAATAGGTACAAAACCGATCAATGTATATTGAATTATATTCAAGAGAACGCCTTGCTGCTGCTCATCTAACCGGAAGACGTGGTCGATAAAGCTACTTCCTCTTTTAGAACTTTCTTTCACAGTTTCTTCGAATGCTTCCATTTGAACAATATTATATATATAGTTGTGAATATTATTATGTTTTCAATTATTCTATTTTCGAAACTAATTAAATAGATCTGATTATAAAATGCATAACAATACATTGTGTTTATTATGTTGAAACGGTTTGCGAAACAGAATAGTATTCCTCAATACAAAGAATGTGGCGACGGAATCAAGTCGTACGATAATAAAGAACCACACGAAGAATACCAATACTTAAATCTGATAAATGATATTATTGTTACGAATCAAATCGTAGAAGGGCGAAACGGATTGACGCTGTCTATATTTGGAAGTGGTATGGTATTCTCATTAGAGAATGGTATAATTCCTATATTAACCACTAAACAACTTGCTTGGAAAACGTGTCTTAAAGAGCTATTATGGTTTATACGAGGTAAAACGGATAATCAACTTCTTCAAGACGTTGGAGTTCATATATGGGATGATAATGCATCGAGAGAATTCCTACAGTCTCGCGGATTAGATCATTATCGAGACGGTGATTTGGGTCCGGTGTATGGACATCAGTGGCGCTATTTTAATGCTAAATATTCGAGCTGTGATGCTGATTATTCCGGTAAAGGGGTAGATCAATTAGCATATATCATTAAATGTTTGAAAGATCCCAAAGAACGAAATTCAAGACGTCTTATTATGTGTGCTTGGAATCCGAGTCAATTAGATGAAATGGCGTTGCCGCCATGTCACGTATTAGCGCAGTTTAATGTGTCGAATACAAATCAATTATCGTGTGCATTATATCAGCGCAGTGGAGATGTTGGTTTAGGCGTACCATTTAATATTGCATCTTATAGTTTTTTAACACATCTATTGGCGAAACACTGTGGTCTTGTAGCATATGAATTTGTATATCATTTAGGAAATGCGCATATCTACGATGACCACGTAAACATATTGAAACAACAATTATTACTCACACCGTACGAATTTCCTAGATTGGAGATTCAATCATTGAAAGAAGACATAAATATGTACGAATTGTCTGATTTTAAGTTATTGGACTATAAAAGTCATCCGCAATTAAAAATGCAAATGCGAAAATAATATAGAAATAATGTGTTTATACACATTATAATATTTGTTAAAAGTTTAGGAATAAGAAGAAGATATGAGTGGTACTGCAGCTTTATCTGCGGCTAGAAAGCGTAGAGCTACGACAACTCCGACCCCAATGAATTCTATGAATACTGGAAATCAGAGTCAATATTATAGTTCTGGAGGTGGTGTTGCGAATAATTCGCGTCAATCGATGCCGCAATCAGGTACATCGGTGGTAGGAGGTGTAGTTCCAGGTGCGAATGTTACAATCGCGCCTCCGCCGAATATGTCTATACACGAGAATATTGCACTTATTCGAGCGCAGATGGCGCAACGGCAGAATATTATCACGACACAGGGAAGAACAATGCCGCCGGAAAGACTAAAAATGTTACAAAGTCAACAAGAAGTTCAAAACAAGATATTACTGCAAAAAATAGAACTAGCGAGGGTGATGGAAGCTGAGGAATTGAATCAGGCGGATTCGGAAGGTCCACATTTTCCGACACAAACGTATAATGCTAAGTCTGCACCAGCCACACAGACCACCACATCAAAGAGTCAGGCGACTACTAGCGGTTCAAATCGAGTCGAGCCAAAGTTTATATTGGAAAAGGGTGTTCCGAGAATAAATCCTAAATATGTTGAATCGTCTGTGAGTAATACAGGATCTAGTATCAGTCAGTCGAAGGCACAACAACAAGCTGCATTGAATTATAAAAATGAGCAACAACAACAACAACAACAGTTGTACTCAAAAGCAACAATGCCTACTGCGACACTTACACCATTTGTGAGTATGATTAGTAGCAATGGTGCTATACCACCTCCAATAGTGATATTAAAAAGTCACGACGAGAAGATTGGAGAACACGATGCAGTATTAAATGATTTATCAAATAGAATGAATTATATGAATAGCCGAATTGACCAGCTAAACGTTAGTTCGAGTATAACGGTGCAGCGTGCATCATCAAGTGCATCAGAACACAATAGCAGCACTGATAGTGGAAAGCACACTAATAACAAGGAAGTTGTAGAGAATGGTCAAGATGGAGAGGGCGATGGCGATGGCGATGGCGATGGAGAAGGAGAACCCGTATTACTGATGGAGGAAGTAATTGAAGATTTACTGAATAGTCGAGAATTTATGCACGGAGTTGTGGATAAAATAATGAATGAGACAAATCTAGCAGATGTTATCTATAAGGTTGAACCGATTATAAAAGAGAATCAAGAGTTACGATCGTTGATTCATTCTCAGCAAGAAATGTTGAATAAGATGAATACATTGTTACTCACATTTATGAATGATTATGAACGAACAAAACAAGAACATAACAGTGACCATAGTAATGGAAATGTAGCTAGTGAGAGCAATGTTGACTCTAATGAATATGTGAATGATGAAGGTAATTTTGATTCTAATGGATTATGTGATGATTTTAATGGCGATGAGTCGATGAGATATGATGATAATTATGGTAACGAATCAAATGTAGAGTGTGAAACGTTAACTATTGTAAGTGATAGTATAACACAAGAAGACGCAACAAGTGTTCATTATGAAACCGTTGAAGATGTGAATGAACAAGCAGATGCAAGCGCCGAGGTAGAGGCAAGAGCCGAAGTAGAGGCAAGCGCCGAGGTAGAGGCGGAAGCAAGCACAGATGTGGAAGTAGCGGATGAAAATGATCAACCTCCGCCAGATACACAAGAAAGCAACGAACAAACCCATATAGATACAGAAGAGTACGAAGAAGATTCTGCTCCAAGTTTCCCTGATATGGATAGGGTTAAGCTTCTAGTTAGTGAGATCGTAGTATCAGACGAGTGAAACTGTAGTCGACCCGCGAATTATAACATTATGATGTATTCTGCATACATCATAATATTTGAAAAAGATTTAAGTATAATATTCTAAATATTAGTATGTATTCATAATAAAAATGTTAATTATTTCTATATTTGTATTCTGTTTAGTATTATTTCTTTATATTCACGTATATTTTCATTTAAAACAAAGCAATGATTTAGAAGTTTACGAGATTGATCAGCCATCGAAGCAGCGCCTTGAAGAAGTATGTGATATACGACAACCAACAACATTTTATTATTGTAACGATCAACTATTGTATTTAGCATCATATAACTCAATATATAGTAATTATCGTGCATTTGATATTCAGATTCGAGATATTTCAAATTCTATATCATATTTAAACGATAGTCAAATCACAACTGATGTGAATGAATTATATATCCCTATCGCATTAAAGGTTGCGAATGAAGTTTTTAAAAATGATAAAGAATCCAAATATTTAAGCGAAAATAATGCTGAATTCATAGAAGAAACCGGCGTATTAAAACTTTTTCAAGTTAATGACGAATTTCTCAGACCATATATGGTTTCAAATTGTTTCTACGATTTTATGATAGCATCCGCGGGAACACATACACCTCTTCGATATGAGTTAAATTATCGAAATTACTTTTTAGTAACACAAGGTAGAGTTACGATAAGGTTAATACCGCCAAAGTATAGTAAGTATTTGTTTCCGGTGAATGATTATGAGAATTTCGAGTTTATATCACCGGTTAATCCGTGGAAAGTGCAACAAGATTATCAGAATGAATTTGATAAATTAAAGACACTAGATGTTGAACTCACAAGTGGAATGATGCTATATATACCAGCATATTGGTGGTATAGTATAAAGTTTATGGAACCATCTACAAGTGTATGCTCATTTAAATATAGAACATATATGAGCTCGATATCGATTTTACCAAAACTGTGTATGAAAATACTACAGAATCATAATATAAAACGTGAAACAATAAAAAAACACACATTTATTCCTACTCCAGGTGAAACGGTTATGAAGACTGATAAAGATGATGCAACTCGTGGACCAGAAAAAACACCTCATACATATGAGACAAATGATGGAACAACAGAGATTTCAACATTAAATTATGCACATCAGACCGAACTACCAAAATATGGTGATCAACTACTACCGTCCTCGCTTAGAAGTACAAGTAATCCATTCTCATTAGCAACTATTAGTGAAAATGGACCGACTAATATTGGGTTAAATGAAAATGACCGAGAGAATGTGAATACAATATCTGCAGCACTATCGTCACAGAATACATTAGTCGGAAATGCGATCAATGCATCAAACAATGAACTTAAATCAATAACATCTGAAGTAATTTTAACAAACGATGCGATACAACCTACACCCGTAAAATCAGAGTAATGAAATCACATATTCTCTATAATATTTCTTAATCGTTCTTTCACGTCAGTTATCGATATCGAAATGGGTTGTAAGATATCTTGGAAAATACTTTTAATTCTACTATTTGGAATTAGATCTATAACTATATCTGTAACATAACCTCTACTATTGAAAAAATAAGACGGAAACTTATAATAATAATAGTTAAATCTACCATACGTATATAATGTGATAAACATTAATCCAAGCGACCATACATCGTGATGTTTTTTCATTGTTAGCCATTTATATTTATCGTTATTATCATAATCGTAATTGTTACAAAATTCTGGATGACAATATGGAGTTGTTCCGCCGGTACCAACAGAAACCTCGTTTGTGCCTGATAATCCGTAATCAATTAAAAATATTTCGAACGATTTATAGTTACTATACATATTGAAATCAGCTGATTTCTTTATTAATATATTATCTGGTTTAATATCGCCGTGAACAATATTTTTTAAATGTAGTTGCTCAATAAGACAAACACACTTGAAAAATAATATTATAACAAATCTATCGCGTATGTCGTATATACTTATGAATTGATTATATGTGATGTTTTCCCTTACCCAATTATATAATGTATCAGATTGTGCGATATACGGTTGTACACTAAATGATATATTATGTGTTTTATATATTTGTACTAGATATTCGGAATATGTATTGCACGTATGAGTGATATCTGATCGAGTATCTGCAGGTAAACTCTTATTTTCTGAAACAGTTGAGTCCGGAGTTTTGTTTTCATCTTCTGTTTTCTTTTTTGGCTCTTTATTGATATATGTGAAAAATGGTATAATAATATTGAAGTTTAAATATGGACCCTTATTCATCACACGTTTCTCTGAATAAAAACTTACTGGAGCGTCATCAATTCGAATAATAAAATTTTCATAATGATATACACCTAGATGGAAATTGGAGCAATTAGTGAAATATTTTTTCTTTTTATCGAATAATGATTCGTGCATATTATTCGCGATAATAACGTACAATAAACGCATCTGTGTTTTAAATATATCGTGGTTTTGTTCTGTGATATATTTATTTGTTTCGCAGCAGTTTCTTAGTTCATTTTCAAATACTTCATCAAGATGTACTTGTTCAATATTTATTTTACGAATAACTAGTTCTCTATTTAACCTGGATATAGTCTTATCTGTGTTGTGTATATCTAATGGTAATTGAAAATAATTAATAGTATATTTATTATGTGAGTGTTCTTGTTTTAAAACCATTTTTATATTTGCACCAGTTTCCGTGTCTGTGTCTGTGTGTGTGTCTGTATCAGTATCAGTATCTGTCGTATCCGTCTCTGTTGTATCACTATAAGTTGAATCGCCATACGCACAATCCTTGTTACTGTTATATTCTTCAATATTCTGACCACTGGGCATTTGTCCTTCGGCTGACGAGTTCACTTTATTATCTATAGTATTCGCGGTAGTGCTCGCGGTAGTGCTCGCGGTAGTGCTCGCGGTAGTGCTCGCGGTAGTGCTCGCGGTAGTGCTCGCGGTAGTGCTCGCGGTAGTAGATATATCATTATTTGCGACTCGTCTATTGTTTCGATATTTAAACCAATTCATATATTTAAGTTTACCTAGTTTTGATTTAATATCTTGGAAAATTGAAGTCATATAATACGCTATTATTATATGATATTATCTATTTATGTTTTGTAAATTATTGTCTATAACTTTATTAGATATTATTGTTACCAAAGGTACTTTCTTGGCAATATGTAACATATAAAAAACCGTCTTTATTTTTATGTTCATCATATAATGGTCCGATAACAGTTGTGATTGGAAATATTTTATTATTTACGAACATAAACAATGCCTTTTCTGCAGGGAATTTAATTCGTTTACGAATAATTTGTTGTAATTGCATCAACGTTAACTCTCTTGGCGTAATATATTTTGATTTATCAATCGGATATTGACCTCTGTCGGATTGTGATGGTTGAATAATAATAGGGACACGATCCGGATATTTCTCTAATATAAGTTGTGATTTTTTCAGTTTGTCGATGTAGTCATTTGATGCAATATTCGCATCAGACGTATTAGTTGTTGCTGCAGGTTTGGTGGAGTACTGTTGTGAAAGCGTTGTATTAATTACTGTATTATTTTCAGTTGTGAATATAGATGGTGTAACAGAAGAAAACGACGCAGAAGGAATATTGTTCATAGTAATAGTAATAATATATATTATAGTAATTAAATATATTTATATTGATAAAAATTGATTAGTATAAACGATTTATCAAATAAAATAACGAAAGATAGGAACTATACAAAATAGAATATCATATTATATTAACTTGATTATTAAATGGAACATCTGTATGATCTATCTGCTGATAAAAATGACTCCGATAAAAAACGGATAATAACTACGTCAGGCGCATTAAGTATAAAAAATTTTATGACTAAAATACCTAAAAATAAGGAGTCAACTACTAAAAGTATCACAATAACAGATGTAAAAGAATATGAATCACACAATGAAGCACAAGACACTGGAGGGGACACAGGACCAGATACTACCTCAGATTCAGATACAGAAACCAGAATTATAAATAATACGTGTATATCTTCGAATCTAGAAATGTCGCCAGAACAAGAGCTAGCATTCACTAAATACAAGTTAGGTGAAAATGTATTTATAACAGGACCGGGCGGTACTGGTAAATCCGCATTGATACGCGAGATATATGGTTATGCGCAGCAAAAAGGACATAATATACAAGTATGCGCATTAACCGGGTGCGCTGCGATAATGCTTGGTTGTAAAGCAAAAACAATACATTCGTGGGCTGGCGTTGGATTAGCGAACGGAGATATAGATAAAATAGTTGAACGTGTGAATAAGAATTTCTTTAAAAAGAAGGAATGGCGAAAAACGCGAACATTAATCATAGATGAGGTGAGTATGATGTCGAAGCGCTTATTTGAAATTTTGGATATGGTAGGTAGAACTGTTCGAAATTGTGCATCAAAGCCGTTTGGTGGTATTCAGCTTATATTTTGCGGAGACTTTTATCAATTACCACCAGTTGGTATAAATACAGAAGATCCAGATAACTCAAAATTCTGTTTTGAGAGTGAACGTTGGTTTACCACATTTTCAAAGACGAATCATATTCAACTAAAACGTATATTTCGTCAGAATGATCCGATATATTGTGAAGTATTAAATCAAGTGCGCGAAGGGAGAATAAAGCGAAAAACAGATGAGATATTGAGAAGTCGCGTAGGTGTGGTATTACCTGAATTTGCAAGCGATGGTACACCTCAGACAAAACCGACGATATTGTATCCGACCCGTAGTCGCGTAGATGAGATAAACCGTGAAGAGATGGAGAAATTGTCGTTACATAATGAAGAATCACGAGAAACGTATACGTATAAATTAAAATACCTTACTGATATCCCAATAACCGAAAAAGAACGACAATATAGGGAATCACAAACACCTGATAGAATTAAAATGGAACTGGATATGTTGAAGAACAGTATATTATGTGACGAAAATGTGCAATTAAAGGTGGGCGCCCAAGTAATGTGTATTATTAATATGGAGGAGGCCGCGACTACGGCAAATACACCGATATGTAATGGTAGTCAAGGAATAATTATTAGAATGTCTGAAATGAATCCGCGATTACCGGTAGTTCGCTTTAATAATGGATTGGAAATGACTATTAATTATCATACGTGGCTTAGTGATAATATACCTGGAATTGGTGTATCACAATTACCGTTAATTTTGTCGTGGGCGATCACAATACATAAGAGTCAAGGTGCGTCGCTGGAACGGTGTATAATAGATATCGGTGATGCAGTATTTGAATCGGGACAAAGTTATGTCGCCCTATCTAGAATTATATCACTGGAAGGTGTAAGTATTAAAAGTTATGATGTTCAAAAAATTTACGTGAATAAAAAGGTTAGAGAATTTTACGAGACTCTGAAATAATTATGTACCATATGTAAATTGATCACATATTTAGAGTAGTAATATTTTTTTAGTGTATTATTGTATTATATATATAATAATACAATGGCGAACCGTCGTTCGGTAGTAAAACGAAGAAAATCCAAAAACAAAACTAAAAGAATAAACCAGACCGGTGGGTTACCGAAAGTCATATTATTGGATACTTTAGAAGAACATACAGACCGTGTTCTATGTGTAGCGTTTCACCCTACGGCGCCGCTTCTGGCGACCAGCAGCGACGACAATACCGTAAAGTTGTGGCGATTGTCCTCAGACCAAAAGTCCGCGACTTGTGTGGCTACTCTAGAGGGGCACAGTAACTGGGTTCGCTCTGTGGCGTTTCACCCTACGGAGCCGCTTTTAGCAACCGGAAGCTTAGACAATACTGCAAAGCTATGGCTTTTGTCGCCAGACCACTCGTCAGCGACTTGTGTATCTACGCTAGATGCGCACAACGGATCTGTTTTTTCTGTTGCGTTTCACCCTACGGAATCGCTTATGGCTACAAGCGGTAACAATAGGCTAGTGATTTTATGGCGAATTACTCCTGACTACTCAACTAAGAGAGTGTCTACTCACGGGGGGCACGACCAAGTTTTATCTATCGCATTTTACAACAACCAAAAATTGTCTCTTATGGCGACCGGCAGCCAGGACAAAACCGCGAAACTATGGATTCTGACCAAGTCCCCTGATACTGCTTACTGTGTGTCTACTCTGTCGGGGCACAGAGGTAGGGTTAACTCTGTGGCGTTTCATCCAAACACTTCGCTTCTGGCTACCGGCAGCGACGACAATACCGTGAAATTGTGGTCTTTTAAAAAAAGCGTAACGACCCCAGAATGTGTAGCTTCTCTGGAGGAGCATAGACGCAATGTTAATTGTGTTTCATTTCACCCAAAAGAACCATTTTTAGCAACTTGTAGCGACGACAATACTGTGAAATTGTGGATGTTAGCACGAAATCACAGAACTGCTATTTGTGTTGCTACTCTCACAGGGCAAATGACTGTTAATTCGGTGGCTTTTCATCCTACGGCGCCACTTATGGCTAGCGGCAGCACCGATAATACAGTGAAATTGTGGAACTTTGAACAATTCACAATAATGTGGCAAAGAATGTTGGTTTTACATAGAATGTCTGGAATGACTAGAACGCTAACTAATAGATTAGGAATACATCCAAGACATTCAGAATCAGCAACACAATTAATTAAAAATTTATCTCGTAATGTTGAATCGAATTTACAAAGAAATATTGTAGATGGTTTTGCAGGTCATTATCATCATACAGTATACAGTCCTACACAATTGAAACAATTGCAAGGGATGATGTTGAGAAGATCACTAATAGTACCAAGACCTAATAAACAACTACCTTCAGCAGCGCGGTTAGGGAAAGATGATGAAGATGATGAAGATGATGAAGATCATTGAAATGAGTAAGATACTTACTGATCATTGATTAAGTTAGCGTCGAAAGCATAGTAGTAGATAACGAGAATATAATGAACACCGAACTATTTATTGTATTATTGTATTATTGTATTATTGTATTATTGTATTATTGTATTATTGTATTATTGTATTATATATAATAATACAATGGTGAACCGTCGTTCGGTAGTAAAACGAAGAAAATCCAAAAACAAAACTAAAAGAATAATCCAAAGAGGTGGGGTACCACCAAAAGTCATATTATTGGATACTTTAGGAGGACACGGCAATTCTGTTCACTCTGTCGCGTTTCACCCTACGGAGCCGCTTATGGCGACCGGCAGCGACGACAACACCGCGAAATTGTGGCGATTGTCCTCAGATAAAAAGTCCGCGACTTGTGTGGCTACTCTGGAGGGACACAGCGACTCTGTTTTCTCAGTCGCGTTTCACCCTACGGAGCCGCTTCTGGCAACCGGCAGCTGGGACAAAACTGCAAAGCTATGGCGTTTGTCGTCAGACAACTCGTCAGCGACTTGTGTGGCGACTCTGGAGGGGCACATCAGATGTGTTAACTCTGTGGCGTTTCACCCTACGGCGCCGCTTCTGGCGACCGGCAGCCAGGACAAAACTGCGAAGCTATGGCGATTGTCCTCCGACAACTCATCAGCGACTTGTGTGGCTACTCTGGAGGAACACAGCGGCTGGGTTCACTCTGTGGCGTTTCACCCAACTGCAAACCCGCCGCTCCTGGCGACCTGCAGCCAGGACACAACCGCGAAACTATGGCGGCTATCCTCCGACAACTCGTCTGCGACTTGTGTGGCTACTCTAAATGGGCACAGCGACTGGGTTCGCTGTGTCGCGTTTCACCCTACGGCGCCGCTTCTAGCAACCAGCAGCGACGACGATACCGCGAAACTATGGCGGCTATCCTCCGACGGCTCGTCTGCGACTTGTGTGTCTACTCTGGATGAGCACACCCACTGGGTTCACTCTGTGGCGTTCCACCCTGAACTTCCGCTTCTGGCTACCAGCAGCTGGGACTGCACCGCTAAATTATGGCTGTGGAGACAGTCGTCATCGGAAAACTACTCAGTGATTTGTGTGGATACTCTTGAGGAACGTGATGCTGTTAACTCTGTCGCGTTTCATCCTACGGAGCCGCTTCTGGCTACCAGCAGCAGAGACACGACAGTAAGATTATGGGATATGAAAAAATTCACACGAAGATCACTACTATGGACGACTTTGGCGACTAAGGCTAGAATGTCTGGAATTACTCAAATACTTGCAAGGCGACTAACCGAACATCCTACACAATCGGCATCTGACGGACAACTAACTAAGGATTTTTTAAATAAATCAAAAGAATATGTAAACAGACGATTAAGAAATGGACTGGTTAATAGTACAAGATTTGTTAACGTACGCGAGATGTTCAAACTGTTAAGGTCGATGGGTCGTCGATCGTATAGTAAAGTAACAAATAAAAACAAACAGAAATTACTAGGTAATCCAGGAGCATCCGCAGCATCCGACGCATCCGACGCATCCGCAGCATCCGACGAGGGTGAAACAGATTACGATGATGATGAGTTATAAATCAATAATTTTTTTATTATATTATTATATTATATATATAATAATACAATGGCGAACCGTCGTTCGGTAGTAAAACGAAGAAAATCCAAAAACAAAACTAAAAGAATAATCCAAAGAGGTGGGGTACCACCAAAAGTCATATTATTGAATACTTTAGGAGGACACGGCAATTTTGTTCACTCTGTCGCGTTTCACCCTACGGAGCCGCTTATGGCGACCGGCAGCGACGACAATACCGTAAAGTTGTGGCGATTGTGCCCCTATTGTAAGTCCGCGACTTGTGTGGCTACTCTGGCGGGGCACAACCACCATGTTCAATTTGTGGCGTTTCACCCTACGAAGCCGCTTTTAGCAACCGGAAGCTTAGACAATACTGCAAAGCTATGGCGGCTGTCCTCCGACAACTCGTCAGCGACTTGTGTGGCGACTCTGGCGGGGCACAGCGACTGGGTTTACTCTGTCGCGTTTCATCCTACGGAGCCGCTTCTGGCGACCGGCAGCTGGGACAGCACCGCAAAGCTATGGCGGCTGTCCTCCGACAACTCGTCAGCGACTTGTGTGGCGACTCTGGCGGGACATGGCGGTGATGTTAACTCTGTCGCGTTCCACCCAACCGCGCCGCTTCTGGCGACCGGCGGCAACGACAACACCGCGAAACTATGGCGGCTGTCCTCCGACAACTCGTCAGCAACTTGTGTGGCGACTCTGGCGGGGCACAGCAACTGGGTTAACTCTGTGGCGTTTCACCCTACGGCGCCGCTTCTGGCAACCGGCAGCCGGGACAACACCGCGAAACTATGGCGGCTGTCCTCCGACAACTCATCAGCAACTTGTGTGTCTACTCTGGAGGGGCACAGCGGCAGTGTTTCCTCTGTCGCGTTCCACCCTAAACGTCCGTTTCTGGCGACCTGCAGCGACGACAAGACCGCGAAACTATGGCTGTGGAGACAGTCGTCATCGGAAAACTACTCATCGATGTTGCTGGATACTCTGAATGGGCAAAGTGATGCTTTTACCGATGTGGCGTTTCATCCTACGGAGCCGCTTCTGGCTACCAGCAGCAAAGACGTGACAGTAAGATTATGGGATATGAAACAATTCACACCAGATTCAATAAGACGGAGGGCTTTGGAGTTTAAGTCTAGAATGTCTGGTATGGCTCAAACACTTGTAAGGCGACTAGCCAAACATCCTACACAATCGGCATCTGACGGACAACTAACTAAGGATTTTTTAAATAAATCGAACGACGGTGTACGCGCGCGATTAGGAAATGGACCGGTTGATCCTTTCTTTAAAGTACACAGAAGAAAGATGTTCGGACTGTTAAGGTCGATGGGTCGTCAATCGGATAGTAAAGTAACAAATAAAAACAAACAGAAATTACTAGGTAATCCAGGAGCATCCGCAGCATCCGCAGCATCCGCAGCATCCGACGATACAGATTACGATGATGGCGAGTTATCTTCAGATGATGAATAATGATTGGTTAATAAGCAATCAACAGCGAAGTAAATAATATGTATACAAGTGCTGTGAAATCAATAATTTTTTTATTATATTATTGTATTATATATATATAATAATACAATGGTGAACCGTCGTTCGGTAGTAAAACGAAGAAAATCCAAAAACAAAACTAAAAGAATAAACCAAAGAGGTGGGTTACCGGAAGTCACATTATTGGATACTTTATACGGCGATGAGATTAGAATGTCGGATATGGATGCAGTAACATCATTAGCTTTTCATTCTACACTACCTTTTCTTGCTATCAGCAAGTTCAACGGGTCTACCAGTTTGTGGTTGCGCAGATGTAAGTCTTCCCAACCTATGACTAAAATTGCTACTCTTAATCGATCTACTTCTTTAGGACATAGCAGTTATGTTCAGTCAGTCGCTTTTCATCCTACAGATAACATTTTGGCAACCGGGAGCAACGATAATACCGTGAAAATATGGCGTATATCTCCTCTATCACAATCCAGAGTTAATAGATTCACATCGTGTTTTAGACCCGGTAGACCCAGTAGAGCAGGTGAAGGTAACTGGAAAGTGCGTTGTGTATCAACTCTCGAGCACAGCCACAGTGTTACATCTGTTGCATTTCACAATAAGTTACCACTTTTGGCTACGGGTAGTTATGGCAATATCGTGAGATTGTGGATGTTGTCTATAGACAGTAATTCTGCGATCCATGTCTCTGAACAACTTATGATAAATAAGAGTATGAGTGTTGGAGACGTTCATACTGTTGCGTTTCACCCAACGGCTCCACTTTTGGCTGGAGGCGGAAGTGGAGGTATTATTAAATTGTGGAGTATATCGAGTAATGTTAATGATGATTCACCTGAAGTATCTAGTAAATGTACTACATTATCGTGTTTTCGAAATTCTAGAGTACAAAGTATCTGGACAGCAAGTGAAGTAGCTAGGCTTGATAATGAACACGCATTTAAATGTCTAGCATTTCATCCAACTGAACCGATTTTTGCTACCGGAAGCAATATTTTTGGTATTATTAATCTATGGCGCTTATCAGACAACAAGTCGTCAGCAACTCACGTTGCTACTATTAATGGACACATACATCACGTCAATTCAATATTATTTCCCACTGCCGAACCTATTATGATTACGTGCAGTTCTGACGAGACCGTTAAATTATGGTTGCTTTCGTCGAATTTAACGTCGGCAAAATCTATAAGTACTATTAATATGAAGGATGGTAGATTACTTCAAGGAGTTACATCAATTGCATATAACCCTAAATTATTAATTCTGGCGACCGGGTCGAACGACGGTACTGTAAAATTGTGGGATTGTGAACCATCAATAAAACTAATACAACGAATGTTAAGAAAAATGTCGTTTTTACAAAATTCTTTCGGATTGACTAAAGTTCTTGTTAAAGGACTCACAACGAAACCAACCCAGGATTCGGTTCATTTGGCTCGAAATATACCAGGAACCCTATTACGCAAATTAAAAAGCAGTATAGCTGATAATGAATTAGGACATATGTTTAGTCGTGGACAATATCGTAGATTGAATGCTATTTTAGAACTATCATCACACCCGAACCGGAAAATGCTCATTGAGGATGCTATTAGAGATCCGGACCAGAAAAAACCAGAAAGAGATAATGATAGTAGTACGTTACTAGATTCGGGAAATGAATAAGAAACTGTACACGTCTACTAGATAAAATATTCACTAGGTGAATTGATAATTTTTTAAAAAAAATGATGATATTGTAAAAACGACGTAGAATGTAAAAAATTGAAATGAATTTTAATACTTTTATTTACCTCAGTCACAACAACAACAAGAGAAAGAATACAATGTCCGCAATCCAGAATATCGCCGGCGCCGTCGTGAATGGAATTCCAGTTCAACGCAAATCAATCATCATCGAGCGTCTTTGCATTCTCTTTGGAAAATCGTACGATGAGATCATCAATGCGATTCAAGATGAGATGGCTGCGATGGATCACGAACTGCAACAATGGAAACTTCAGGTAAGTGAAGAACCCCAAAACCGCGCAAACCCAGAAACAAAACAAAAAGCCAAAAAAGAACCAGCCAAGCCTCGTGCGAAGAAAGGTACCGCAGCCGCCGCCGCCGCCGAATCTAATGAAGCCGTTGTTACTGTTACTGCTGTCGATGAAGCGATTGTTTCCGAAGAGGGTGCGATGCCTGTTGTGTCGGATGAAAAGAAGAAAAAAGCGCCAGCCAAGCCTCGTGCGAAGAAATCAACTGACGAAGCCGCCGCTACTGATGATCTTGAAGCAAAACCCAAAAAAGCGCCAGCCAAACCACGTGCGAAGAAATCAACGAACGACTCCGCTGCCGCCGCTGCAGAATCTTCAGAAGAAAAATCAGACGTTGATGTTGCAGATGAATCAGCTACTGACTCTACTAACGCGAAATCCAAAAAAACGCCCGCCAAGCCACGTGCGAAGAAAACCGAATCTGCAGCCACCGCTGACGCAGAGTCAACTTCTCAAGCAAAATCCAAAAAAGCGCCAGCCAAACCACGTGCGAAGAAAACTGAAGAAGTTGTTGTTGAAGCTGCAGCAGCTGTTGTCTCGAGCGCGACTTCGACTGCTGCTACTACTGTTGCGCCAACTCTAAGCATCACCGATATCATCACTGCATCGATTGAGAGTGGTGCATCAAGTCAAGAAGGCGAAGAGATTGAGGAAGTTGAGGTGGAGGTGATTGAATTTGTACACGAAGGTGTGCAGTATCTTCGCGGAAAAATCGACAACAAGATCTACGATCCTGAAACAAGTGAAATTGTCGGGGTTTGGAACGAAGAAACCAGCAGTATCGATGAATACCAAGAGGAAGACGACGAGTAAATCGAAAATCAGTGTGTGATTATGTGAGTATGTTAGGTAAGATGTTCATTAATGGTTATTGATTATGTTTGTGAATGATGTTGATTTGATTGTTTTTTTTACATAATGATATTATTTATTATTATTAATATTATGTAAACCTAAAATAATACCTCTAAAAGCATTTCATAATATAGTAAAAAAAATTGATAAAAGATATGATGTTATACAATACAACATATCTTTGGATTGTGTATAGAATGTCTATGATTGAATCATTGAATAATGTGGACGAAATAACAAAAATGATGAATGACGCAATAAAAAAGGGTGCGAACAAAATAAAGGAGAAACGAAAGCGTGCATCGAACACGTCATCAGAAAACAAGAGTGAAGTTATACAGATGTGTATCCCTTCTTCGGGAGGAGGAACAAATGGTGAATCATCGACGAGCGTTAAAATGAATACATCAACGAGTATCGAAGTAGAAACGATAAAGATATGTAAAGGAGAGAAGAGAAAAGGGGGTAGATGTAGTAGGAAAGCGAAGAAAGGAGAATATTGCGAGATACATACGACGGAAAGAAAAGAGATAGAGAGAATAGAGGAAGGAGGAATATATAAATACAAGAAAGGAGAAGAGGAGTATGATATAGAGGAGATAAAGAGAAGAGGAATGTGAAAAAAAAGTTGTGTGGGGGTATACCGGTGGTAGGTTTCGATCCTACGTCCTCTGGGGTGTGATCCATAACCATCCTCAAGTCGTACCAACCCCCCGAGGAGGGGTGGTAGAAAGGGAGAGGACGGAGTTTTAACAGCGCGCTTCCTCTGCGCCACACCGGTAAAAGTATGTGTAGTGTTGTGTTGTGTTGTGCTGAGTTTAACGTCGCAAAGCAATGACGGAGTGCTTCTGTAAAACACACGAAAGGGAAATACCACCCATAGGTATCGATCCTATGCTTGCCTTTTAATGAGAAAGAGATAACCGTCAAAAGATCGGACCGATAAGGTCAATAAGGAATCCGACGATAAGCCGCCCGCCGTGGGAGTGGTGAAATGTGTAATCACACAATACAATGTTTTTTATCGTAAATAAAATTACTACGCTTACATACGTAATTAATATTAGTACACTATAAAACGAGTATTGTGTTTACTAAGTTTAACGTCGAAAAGCAAAGACGACCGACTTCTGTAAAGTAGGCGAATAGGAAATACCGGCGACTGGTTTTGATCCAATGACCTCGGGGTTATCAGCCCCGCGCGCTGCCGCTGCGCCACACCGGTGAAGTGGTTGTGTAGTGCTGTGTTTAACGTCGCAAAGCAATGACGGCCGACTTCTGCAAAGTAGGCGAAATGTAAAATACCCCCAACAAGTTTCGATCTTGTGACCACCAGCGGTTTACCCGCGTCTATGATGCTCTACCAGCTGAGCTATAGGGGTTATTATGTTGGGTATGGTCGCTTCTGTAAAACGACCGAATTGAAATAATACCGGCGACTGGTTTCGATCCAGTGCCCTCGGAGTTATGAGCCCCGCGCGCTGCCGCTGCGCCACACCGGTGAAGTGGTTGTTGTGCTGTGTTTAACGTCGCATAGCAATGACGGCCGACTTCTGCAAAGTAGGCGAAGTGAAATAATGCCGGCGACTGGTTTCGATCCAGTGACCTCCCCGTTATGAGCGGATAACCATCCCCAGATCGGACCCAATGAAGAGTCGAAAGGGTAGGAGACGGGTGTTTAGGCGCTCTGCCGCTGAGCTACACCGGCACAAGTTAACGTCAATAATGACGGAACGGTAAAGAGTTAGACAGTTATCAAGGAGTTTCTGCCCCTAGTTGTCGAAATACTCCAAACCCTGAAGGAGCTATGTTTAACGTCGCATAGCAATGACGACCGGGTTCTGTAAACCAGGCGAATAGGAAATACCGACAACCCGTTTCGATCGAGTGACCTCGGAGTTATGAGCCCCGCGCGCTGCCTCTGCGCCATGTCGGTGAAGTGGTTTGTGTTGTGCTATGTTTAACGTCGCATAGCAGTTGACGACCGGGTTCTGTAAACCAGGCGAATAGGAAATACCGGCGACCCGTTTCGATCGAGTGACCTCGGAGTTATGAGCCCCGCGCGCTTGCCTCTGCGCCACGCCGGTAAAGTGGTTGTGTTGTGCTGTGTTTAACGTCGCATAGCAGTTGACGACCGGGTTCTGTAAACCAGGCGAATAGGAAATACCGGCGACAGGCTTTGATCCTGTGACCTCGGAGTTATGAGCCCCGCGCGCTCCCTCTGCGCCACGCCGGTGAAGTGGTTGTGTTGTGCTGTGTTTAACGTCGCATAGCAATGACGACCGGGTTCTGTAAACCAGGCGAATAGGAAATACCGGCGACAGGCTTTGATCCTGTGTCCTCGGAGTTATGAGCCCCGCGCGCTGCCTCTGCGCCACGCCGGTGAAGTGGTTGGTTGTGCTGTGTTTAACGTCGCATAGCAGTTGACGACCGGGTTCTGTAAACCAGGCGAATAGGAAATACCGGCGACCCGTTTCGATCGAGTGACCTCGGAGTTATGAGCCCCGCGCGCTGCCTCTGCGCCACGCCGGTGAAGTGGTTGTGTTGTGCAGTGTTTAACGTCGCATGCATAATGACGGAGTGCTTCTGTAAAACACACGAAAGGCGATCTGAAATCACAATAACAAATCAGATAGTCGTCGTGTTACATTAACACACGTCGACGAAATAAAGGAATAAGGATAAAAACGAGTTCAATTTTTTTCAAAAAGAGAGAGAAAAGCGAGATCAAGAAAAAAGTTGAAAAATAAGAAAAAAGAAATAAAGTGAAGTATAAACATTCACATATAGAGTAAAGGAATATATTTAAGTAATATTAGGTAAAAATATAAAAGCTAAAGAATTATTTGGATGGGAAAGTTTTGTCTAAAATCCGAGAAGTGCCCCAAGAAGCAGCAGTACCGATGACCCCACCGGCGATGGCTTTGCCGGCAAAAATGGCGCCAGTGATAATGAAAGGAGCGATTTTAACGTCGGGTTGGGAAGAGAAAGAATCGAGTGAATTCATAAAAATGAAGTGGATATATAATATAGATAAAAAAAAATTGAAAGAAAGAATTGAAAAAGGTAAGTGAGAAAAAGATGAAACGTGAAGAGATGGAAGTAGAGAAAAAAAGGAATTTGGGACACATAATGATAAGAATGCTGAATGAGATACCGAAAGAAGCGGGACTGCGAGAGAAAATAACGAAAGGATTGGAAAGTGTGTGCTATACAGCACCGGAGAATATGCATATAAAATGGAAGGAAATCCAGGCAATAATAAGCGAAGAATTCAAATCACATAAATCAATGAGTACATTACCGGAATGGGGAGTGGCTGTGATAGAGATATGGACAAATAAGCGGTAAATAAAGAAAATAGAGAAAATAGAGAAAATATGAAGTTTATAAATCTAAAATACACTAATTCTCTCGAACAATCAATAATAAACCAATAAAAAAGGAAAGAAAAAGCATATATCGCAGGCACAGGATGTTCTCGCGGATGCACAGTAAAAATGGACCGAAGGTAAGAATATACTGAAGATGTTCGAGAGATTTGGGTGCCGGATGTGTATACCGACCAACCGACCGACCCTACAACACAATATAATAACTGAAATCTGGTTATGTTACTCATTTCCGGTTAGCCGATATAGTAGATACACTAAATCTCTCGAACAATAAAAAAGAATCTGAATAGGATTCTACTTGCGAAAAGCAGAAATAGCAGGGGCAAGACTGTTGATTACTTTGATAACATCCTTAGCAGGTTGAACGAGATGAGGTCTAATCTGGGCGTATGAAGGAACGCTAAAACATTTTGAACTACCGTCGTGTAGAGAGAAATCGAATTGTTCACCAATCATTTTATAATATATAATAACAAAATAATTTTATATTCTATTCTTGAAATCTCTCGAACAACCGATAATAAACCAATAAAAAAGGAAAGAAAAAGCATCATAGATCGCAGGCACAGGATGTTCTCGCGGATGTACAGTAAAAATAGACCGAAGGTAAGAATGTACTGAAGATGTGTCGAGAGATTTGGGTGCCGGATGTATATAACAACGAAACCAATACACGAATACCAATATAATAACTGAAATCTGGTTATGTTACTCATTTCCGGTTAGCCGATATAGTAGATATACTAAATCTCTCGAACAACCGATAATAAACCAATAAAAAAGGAAAGAAAAAGCATACATCGCAGGCACAGGATGTTCTCGCGAATGCACAGTAAAAATAGACCGAAGGTAAGAATGTACTGAAGATGTGTCGAGAGATTTGGGTGCCGGATTGAACGCATAGTGATAATTAATAAAAAAAATGGTTTTTTATTCGTACACATAGATCATTAGTGCAAGGAGTTATCAGTTGTCTTCGATGGCGTAAGAGGGTCCATCGGTGTAATAGTCGTGACATGCATTGCACATCAGTCCAAAAAATTCAGCCGCAAGATTGTCGCGCATTTGGATGTTGCAGACGAAATCGGCGCGGTCGTCAAGTCCGGCATCACAAGTGGAGCATAGACCATACTTGTGTTGGTCCATTTTGATGTCGCGTTCTTCGTTAGTAAGCTTGAATCCGGGAGTGTGTTTTTCTGTAAAACGGTGAGTGATAACAGGGGGGGTAGTAGCAAAGGCAGTAGCAGTCCAGTAGTTGGTAGTAGAAGTCAAGTAGTTGGTAGCAGCCATTCGGTATAGTGTCTGATTGATGTTCACTACCATCAGGTAAAATGATGAAAAGTATTTCAATTTTTTTTGAAAATGACGAAGTAGAGAAAGATGAATGTAAAAATGTAAAAATTTATTTATTAATATGTGAAACAAGAGATACGGACATACTGAGGGATCGGCTTTCCGAGTGAGAACCAATTTTCTGCTTCGAAAAGTGCGTCTTTGCCGAAGAAGTGTTCAAAACAATGATCGCACGTATAACAGTCACACTGTTTTTCACGTCGGTCATAGAAGAATGAATTTGCATCATCAAGTCCGACCCCACAATCAATACACACTCCGTATTTGAAGTGGAGTTTGAGATCGTCGTGATCTTGGTCAGCGGCATCGTGAAACCACAATGTAGCGATGTTGTTGCTGAGATTGTTAGGTTGAAAAGTAGTCATTTACTGAATCGCAAACAAATAGCAATAGTTAAAAGAGTATTTCAATTTTTTTGAAAAATCGAGTGGTGAGAAGAATCATAAAAAATGGTTTATTAACGCATTCACGCATTCACGCATTCGCGCATTCGTTAAATACGCTTTGCATATAGAGCAACATACATCTCGTGCTCCCACTGCGAAATCATCTGGCGAATAGACGCAGGATTTTCTTCATTTTTGAGGACACCCATAGCCTTACGTGCGATAGCAGTCTTGTGGTCGATTACAGCACGTTCATTACGCACAGCCAAGTCCCACGCAGCTCGGTCAGCAGCCCGCTTCTGAGCAGCAGCGACCTTTCCGGCGGCCCGAGCCAACATCGCAGCTTCCTTCTTCTCGCGTTTGGCTACACGAGCTTTAAGTGCCGCAATACAGGATTTGTTCGCCTCTTCTCGGTTGAAAGGGACAGCGGCAGGGCTGATGAAGTGAGGGAACTGTTCTTTGAGCGTAATTTCGGCGCGAGAAAACTCGCCAATCGTTGAAGAGAGAATGCCGTTATCACGCGCAAGTTTGAGCATATGAAGCATACGCATCGTAGATTCATCAGCGGGAGGATTTTCGCAGTCGAAGTTTCGCGCCTCTGCCCATTGCTCAACCATCTTGCGGAATTGAATGCGATTGGTTTTTGCATAGTGCTCAAGACGGATAGTGAAGTTCAAGTCGCGTTGCTTCGCCCTCTCCGTATCATTCATACCTTTGTTCTTCATCTCGGACTCGGTCATATATCCAGATTGCTTGTAGTAAGCCATTATCGTTTCTTTGTTTGTTGAATTCAACGATAGGATGAAAAAGTATTTCAATTTTTTTGGGCAGCACCCGCTACCACCCCGCTACCACCACCACCACCGCGGTCGATACACCGACCTCATCCAGACCACCGACCTCATCCATACCACCGACCTCATCCATACCACCGACCTCATCCATACCACCGACCTCATCCAGAATATATCTTGGATGACCACCGATTCTGGATGACCCGGGTTAGACGAACGGCAGCGGCAGGTGGACGGCACTATTTAACCAGTCGTTCCCGTCCATCTACCAGTAGCTATAAAGCAAACAACAATCAGACAAAACAATGACCCATATCGTCGATTTCACCCGTGCTGACTTCGAAGAAGAGTACTACATGGGAGGTTTCTCTAGAGGAAGAGGAAGCTCTCCTGCAACCATCGAAGCCAGATGGAACCTCCTGTCCAACTTCGTCGATGAAATCTGCAAAGGCAGAGATGACTCACACGGTCACGCTCATATGAAGGCAGTCGCAGAAATGACCAGACTCATCATCAAAGAAGATTTCATCGATGAATCAGGCAATCTCACACTCGACGCCATCACTGCTGCCTGGCTCCACGACGTAGCGGACCACAAATACGACCACGACGGAAGACTCGAACAAAGGCTCGATGCATTCGGTCGTGCAAACATCGGGAACTACGATGAAATCAAAAAAGTGATCAAGTACGTATCTTTCAGCACTGAAAACAAAGCAATCCTCGCAGGTACTCCTCTCAAGTTCTCCGCCATCTTAGGCGGTTACTACTCCGAAATCCGCGACATAGTCAGCGACGCAGACAAACTCGAGGCAATCGGAGTAGTCGGCATCGAACGCGCAATTGCATACACAACGGAAGCCAATCCAACGTACACAGAGGCACAAGTGATCGCAGAAGTGTGCAAACACGCCGACGAGAAACTACTAAGACTCGCAACCGAGTTCATCAGAACACCATTCGCGCGCAAGATCGCAAAGGACCGGCACTGCAAAATGGTGGAATGGACACAAGCACACACACCATCCCGCCCGTATATGTTCGGCGATGACTAAACAACAACACCAACCGCACGAATGCTCGCACAAAAAGAACACGACGAAATGGTCGTCGAACTACAGCACTTGTGAAACACGTAACCCACACACACACACACACACACACACACACACACGCATGTAAAAGTAAATCCACAACAATACGAATCTTGAAGTCTCTTGAAATTTATAAATACAACACAAACACACAAGACAAAGAAGTACAAGACAAAGAAGTACAACACAGTTAAAAAAAAGTCGATAACTTGGATCGAACCAAGACATCAGGTGGATTTCGATTCCCCTTAGTCATATCATCGACCCCGGAAGTGGCTATTGATATCGATTCAACTGCCTTCGCACTCCCCTGCGCGATTCCGGTTGATGCAGTTAATGTCGGCACCTCGACGACAGAGAGCAGAGCAGGTTCCCACCGCTCTTGATGCAGTTAACGTCGGCATCTCGACGGGTTGGATCTTTGTAACATCTATCCGTGACGGACCATAGCGTAACTGCGAATCACGCATTGGTGATATATAGGATATAGGTGAAAAAACATTTCAATTTTTTTAGAAATCATAGAAATCATAGAAATCATAGAAATCATAGAAAACATACGGATCATGAAAAATCTCTCGAACATCTGGATTCAAGCCAATAAAAAAGGTCGAACCAGGCGCCCCTGCCGTAAGATTCGACCGGCGAAGCGTAAAGGGTAAATATAGACGGCGGATTTACTGCGACACTTCGCTCCTTTCCATTCCACTCTATTCCGTCGCTGGGGAGGCGGAACCCACCTCCAAGAAGTTATCACAGTCGAATACTTTTCCTGTTTCTCTGTAGTATCTCATGCAGGCGACGCACATGCAAAGAGAGTATAATCCGCTCGGGTGAGGGTAGAGATTGTAATCCCATTGATGATCAAGTCCAGCGTCACAGCTGCAGCAGAGACCTAATTTGTGTTTCGCGCATTTCTCGGCGCGTTCTTCGTCGGTAAGCTTGATTCCTGGAATGTGCTTCGTCACAGTCGGCTTAGCGGGATAAGTAGTAGAAGTCATTTGCCGTCGTTCGTTGTATCGCTCAGGTAGCTATAATAAGACAAATATAGAAAATGCATTTCAATTTTTTGAAATGCACGTCCGCCACCGCATTGTCCGACAGCATACAACCACCACGTGCGCATTTACGTCTCTGGATGACCCTGGCTTGGATGACCCTGGCTTGGATGACCTACTCTGGGCGATAAGGTGGGGGGTAGTGTGGTGGCGGGGGCGCATTTCAAAAAAAATTGAAATACTTATTTTGTAAGTTGATTCAATCAGCAAATCGAGATGGCCTATTACAGAAACCAAGACTATCGCAGCGAAGCCGATATGAAGAATATGGGTTGGTCTGAGATCGAGAAGGCAGAGCAGAGGGACAGGAACTGGAACATTCGTCTTCGTCATTATGCGAACAACAGCCGTGTTCTGAAGAACTGTGTTCAGTTTCGAAAGATGGTTGACGAATGGGCTGAACGTTTTCAATTCCCTTCCTGTGGCGTGCCTACGATGCAGATGCTTAACATTCTCAAGCTTGCGCGGGAAAACGGAATTCGATCAGATACGCTAAGTGAGTTTGCTCGTGCTGAAGAGGAACTTCTGGAGCGTATCCCTGGTTTCGTCAGCCCTGCCGCTGTGAAATTAAACGTCGAAAAAAAAAACGAACTATGCCTTGCTGCGCTAAAGGCTCGCGCTGAAAGGCGTGAGAGGAAAGTTGCGGCGATCCTTACCAATACAGCCGGCAGAACTTCTGCAAGAGACTACCGTGATTCGATTAAAGAGCGCTGGGCTGAGGCAGAGAGAAAAGGACACGAAGCAGTTGAAGCAAAGGTTGCAGCACTACAAGCTAAGTTGAGCGGTGATCGTGCTGCGGAGGCTGCTGCGAAGTTGGTCTTCGAGATGTATCTCGACATCTATGTGGAGCGTATTAATAATAGTATCACGTGGGAGAAGCACGTCACGCCTGACGCATCATACTATCAAGTGGGGCGTTTTCACGCCTGTGCGTGAGGTGTGAGGTGCGATGTGCGTACAACAAATAAAAACAGAGATAAGATGTTTCAATATTTTATCACATTTCAAACCATATATCGATTACCATTTTATCACTCATTTACCGTTTTCTTACTCATTTCCGGTTAGTCGATAAACTACCAATGATCGCAAACTATAAATATTGAACTGAAAAAGGGTTGAAAAGACCCCCGGAGGGGGTTCTGGCTGCAGGTTACCTAGGTGATTGCCCCGTGCCGTAACCCGTGCCGTAACCCGTGCCGTAACCCGTGCCGTAACCCGTGCCGTAACCCGTGCCGTAACCCGTGCCGTAACCCGTGCCGTAACCCGTGCCGTAACCCGTGCCGTAACCCGTG